GATTAACCACCACTGGCGGACATTTGTCTTTCCCCACGTACACATTTGTGTGCGCACAGTGGATACAACTGTCTGTCAGAGGTGGACATGTGCGCTTTAACGTGCTAAAGTGGAGGTATTTTATTTTCTTATGAGTAGTATTAGGAAATATTATACTAATTGGCATAAAGACAGACTGCGGATTGCTCCGCAGTCTGTTTGTATTAGCTGATTGTGCCGAACTCTTTCCATGTTCCGGGATTTCCTGTTGCAATGCAAACCCAACCGACAGGGCTACCACTTGCGGGACTACTGTTATAAACAACCTCTGCTATGGTGTGATTGCCCGCCGTTGGAGCAGTTGTGCCATTTTCATAGGCGTGTAAAGATATGCCTTTGAGCAACGACATTTTAGACCTATCAATTACATTTGCCACTATGATGGTTGCACCTGAAATATTTCCTTGTCCACTGTAAATCAGTGCATCATTGTATCTTACAGCCGTATTTCCAATTATGCAAAGTCCTTTAAGGTAGCTTAAATTCATAGCAATTTGCGCCGTTGCACCTTCGTTGTTATTCAGATAGCAATTTCTAACTGACAAACCCTCGGTATGTGCACTCTCGCTACCCTCACAGTAAATACACTCGCCGTTCATCCACTCGAAATAACAGGTATCAACGTCAATGTTATAGCGCACGCTATTCACCGGGTTGATTGTGATACCACGCTGACCCTCAAAGTTACATTTAACAAACTTAATAGTTGCGCCGCCGTACAGAATTACAACATTTGATGCCTGTTTGGTATTGTCCAAAGGCAAAGCAAAATCGCAAGAATCAAACAGCCAGCTATTAGCCTGCTCAAGCAGTCTAATATTGGATGGACTTGCCGAATTATTCTGTCCGAACATGCAATTTCTGACTGTAAAAGTCCATGCGTGATCTGCAATGATAGAGCTTGTGAAACGTCTGAAAATAATATCAGACAACACCCATTTCTGTGCATATTTGAAATTCATGCACACGCCCTCGGCGTTTACGTTAAAGAGTGTCATGTTTCTGATATACGATTCTTGTATTGTTGTATTGTCCGGCATTACAAAATCGAACAGCGTGTTAGCTTCTGATCTAAGAATAGTTGCATAGATATTCTCACCGATCATTTGAAGTCTGCGTGCTTTAGTTGTATCTAAGTGCAAACTCGCCGTGATTCTGTATTCGCCGTTCGGCACATAGATAGGCGTTTTATTTGTCTGGAAATTTTCAATCGCCGCTTGGAATGCCGCTGTATCATCGTGAACCGCATCGCCAACGGCGCCGAAATCACGCACGTTGATTACATGAATAGTGCCGCTACCTATTTTAGCCTCAAGAGCCGCATCTGCTTCTTCTCTGGCCGTTGTTTCTGTGGTAATCTTTGTATCAAGCGCCTTGTCCCCGTTCTCTCTGGCCGTGATCTCGTCCTGCAACTCGCTGGAAATGGTATTCACTTCATTTGCGATACTATCGCTCAGCGCAACAAATAGATCATGTACGTTGGTTTTCTTACAGTTCGAACCATCAACATATTTGTCACCGGCCACGATATTCTTTGTGACCAACAGCAGATCATTTCCCAACCACACCCAGTCACCAGCCTTGTGGTCAACACTTGCCGTGGTGCTGTGCTGTTCGTCATACGGCGTGATAGCGGATCGCACGCTATCCCACAATGCAGAGAAATTACCGATTTGCGTCCAATATTCTGTTCGATCCAGAGACACACCAGCCGGAACCGGCTGAACGCTTAAATAAGCGTTGCCGCTGTTATCCAGAACAACGGTGTTTGTCTCGTACTGGCTCGTGATATTCCAGATAATAGGATTTGCATACTTCACGGCATTGATTGCGACAAAGTTTGTGATCTCCGTCTCAAGCTGTTTTAAAACGTGCAGTATCCAATCCATATTCATTTCATGGAAATTTGTATAGGGGAATGTTTCAAATAATCCCATATTATACCTCCTTAATAGACTTGCAAACAGAACCGGTTTTTGAAACTGTTGATGATAACGTCAATGATATTGTACAATGCAACATTTCTTTCCGCTTCAATCATCTGTTGAGAAGTAGTTACGCCGATGTTACCATGCGCACGGCCATTCCTCAACAGGTTTCTATTTCCGGTTTCGTCCGTAGTATTTTCCGCAGACGTTTTAACCGCCACGGTTCCAACGTCCTTTTGTGTGCTCTCGTTTGTCTCGCTCTGCGTGTTGTTGTCTCGCTCCGTGGGTGTGAAGTCGGTTTCGTTGTAGGCGCTCACATACTTCTGATCATTGATAACGCCGTCCGTGTTACTCTGTCTTGTACTCGTGCCGTCTGTATCTGTTGTGCTGGTTCCGGTTGCATCGGCTTCCGTGTTTTTCTTCGTGTCCTCTGCTTCCGTCCATTCTTCCATACGGTCATAGTTTTCAATAGGGTTATACTCTAACAGCGTTGTTTTGTAAAGCCGTTCCCAGATCGGAAGCTCTTTAGCGCTCCACCTGCCAATCATAGCCTGCATGAAAATAGCATCCGGGTAGATAACTTCAAGCTCCGCAGTTTCCGCAAGCAGGTTATCTTTGACAAGCTCCACGTCCACGCCATCAGGGACAACCAACTCGCCCAAAATGCCGTCATTCATCCGTTTCAGGCCTAGCAGGCTTACTGTTGCCGACATTGTTCACACCTCCCTCATAAGCGTCAGGGAAACGCCACTCCACGGAAATATCTAAGCCAAACATATCATTTGTTGCCTTGATAGATTCTTGAAGTTCTTCCAGCCACATAGCGCATTTGCTCTGTGTTTCAACGTTATTAGCATTCACTTCATCTGTTACCAGCCGTTCACGCTTGTCCGTGTTGGCGTTTGGAATTCCAATATCCGTGTCAAACATTGCTTCAATCTTGCGCATATCGCTCAAAATGTCGGAACTGATATAAACCTGCTTTAAGTTCTGTTCAAACGCTTCCCACGCTTTACTTCCGTCATCCCGGAACAGGTTTTTGTCAATCACCGTGCAGACCTCGCCGGACACTACCCGGTCATACATTTTTTTGAAGCTCTCGGCGGCGGTCTTGTTACCTGCCGCAAACACATACGCAAGGTGTGTGTTCATGAGGTTCATGCCGACAGATTCAGCGCACAAGGCCAACATATCACCGTAGTAACCCACAATATCCATAATACCGCCGTAATCCGGCTGTAAGCGGATGATCGTGCATTGGCTTCCAATTCTCGGTTCCATAATGCCACGCAACAGGGGATTTGTGATAATGGCGTTAGTCGGCTGATAGAACACATTGTATCCGGTCAAGGTGCAACCCTGCGGAATAACACCGAACTTGCTTGTGTTAACCACTGCGAGATAGCCCCAGCAGTACAGCACATACAGGAAATAATTCTTACTCCAATGCTCCGGCAAATTCCACTTGAAAAGCGACATAGCCTTTTGAAGCAGGTAACGCCGGAAATATTGAGAAAGTGCTGTGTTTCTGCAATGGACAGTGGACGGACTAACGGCGGCGTTTTGCACGTTGATATAATCGTAATTTGCCGGGATACCGTTTCCAATCATTGCCATCATCTCCTTTCTTTCATTTTAAATAGTAGCCAGATCGGAATATTTCCGACAGGTGTCGGCGGCTCGTGTCCGGTGATGTACTGATACCAGTATTCCGCTTGCTTGCTTCGTGCTGGTTGCGGCTTCACCGTTGGGCGCTCGTAGTTATACAGGAACGCCTGTGCAAGATATGCAGGCGGCTTGTCAGATTGCGAGAACTCCCGGAACGTCATAGGATAAAGGCTTGTACTGATCCACTGCAAGTGGTTCTCCAACTCGTATATTATCCGCTCCATTTCTTTCTGTCCATTGTTCTGCCAATCAGTACCGGCCCATTCGGAATAATGGGTGTACGGTGTCCACTGTACAAGACCATAGCCGCCTACGAATGGATCAAGATTTTCCCAAATGCCGGGATTAAGAGTGCTTTCCGTCTGCATATTGCCAAACATGGCAGAAATAGCGTTATCCGTCCAGCCATTAGACTTGAAGAAATAGTGCATAATGTCGGCGTTGTTCTTCATTTCGTCCATCGACAGATAGCGGTTTCCAGTGATCCAAGGCATCAGCACTCACCTACTCATAGAAATATCCGGCTTCAAGGTAGCCCTTTACCATTCTGTTTTCTTCGCTCGTTCCGGCGATTGCTATATCGGCGTGTTCAATCAGTTGATAACCGGGAATGGCGGATAGCACTTTCTTTTTGCATAGGGGACGGCCTAAATCCTCGTTGTCCTCGTCCACAAGCAAATAGAAGATCATGCGCAACTTACATGAATATGCAAGTGACACAATAGAACCATTTGTATTCATTTTTGACACATCGGGAAAAGCCATATCCGTAGCCGCTCCAATGGTGGAAAAGATCGTGCTTGCAATACTGCCCTTACCGGAAAATAGACTTGCGACAGAGTTCGCAACTTCACCAATTGCGGGAAGCGTGTTGCTTGCAAGCTGTGCCAACTGGATCGGAACGCCCAACTCCGCAAAATTCAGGCTGAAAACGCCATCGCCGGAACTAAGCGCAAGCCGTGCCTGATTTGCAACCATATCCACGGCGCATTGTGCGGTCAGTGTGGTTGCAGTCAACAGGGATGGATTCAATGCAATCCACCCCACGCCGGGGAAAAATAGGCTTGCTTGTGTATACGGCGCTTGATTCAAATATGCTCCTCTGGTGCTCTGCGGGTGTTTTGGGATTACAAACTCTACCGTTTCGTAATGGATCGTTGCAACTACTTTCTTGCCGCTAACAGGAATTGACCACCAACCCATAGGAATAGATTCAACGGCGGTTCCATCAACAGCGAACGGATACCAGACGCAGGAAACAATATACTGCATTGGATTGAAAAGCACTTTCAAAAGCTCACTTGAAATCTCCGTAATGCTCCCCAGATAATCAACATTTCCCAACATATAAGATAGGAAGCTGTTCATCTCCGTCTGCGTCAGTGCGTAATAGTGTGCCGCTCCCACGCCGCCGTCCTCTGAATTGACAATCCCTAGAACGTAAGTTCCGGTTGCAAGTGACGTTTTCCACGGCGTTGCTTTTTCGTAGACATTCACACTTGCCGGTTGCTTAGTTGGATACAATACATCAATCACACCGCCGTCAAAGGTCTTTGAACTGCGCTGAACGTATTGTGTACTTTCCCCGATACTGTTTTTCCAACTCGCCAAAACGTCAACCTCTAAGTGCGCCGTCCACAAGTGACCATCGCCAACCGTCCAATCCCTGATAAAATAATAGCGGTTTCCCAGATCGGAAATATACGCATAATTATAATAGGAGGGATTACCCTTTAGGCCAAAATCAAAAGTAATTTCCGGCCTTAGCAGGCTTGTAGGCATCTTCAAAACGGCGTTGTGCGTTCTCTGCGTCACGGTGCTGTCCGGTCTTTTTGTGCTGTTTTCACGCTTCTTAAACTCGTACAGCGTTACACTAAGCATAATTGACCTCCTTTAAAAAATAGGGTAGGACACGAGGAAGTGCCCTACCCCTCCGTGTGTTAATCCAGCAACAGCAAAACGCCCTTTTCTGTCATATCCATAATGGCCCGGAAATTCACGTGGTCGAATGTATTCCAGTAGCCGCCCTTTGCGTTGAACGGCGTGACAGCGGCCCAGCTATTGACCTGTGCATAACCAAGCGCCTCCTCATCAAAAATCACGCCGAAAATACCGGCCTGCTCCACTGCTTCACCGGTCTTTGCCATGCCGGTGGTATCAGTATAGACGGGGGTTACATTGATACTGTCCGGCGTTTCAATGGACTGCCAGAAGTTCACGCCCTCGTAGTCCGTATACTTGAGATAGTTGTCATGGTAGCTGTTTGCCTTAACCATAGCGTCAAACTGATCCATAGCCTTAGCATATAGATACACTTTCTGCCGGTTCGCCGGGGTGTGTCGCATAACGTGCTTTTCGTTGACAACCGTCTGATACATTTCGCTTCGCTCGGTCATCATGCGGGAAATGGTGGCAATTCGTGCGTATATCCACTGCATAAAGCTGGTGAAGTTATCCGGCTGATAAACGCTCTGAGCAGTCAGCGCAAGGCCGGTTTCCGCATTGTACTCACTCAACAAGTGCACAATTCTAGTGTTCTGCTTCTCGGCAAGGATGGACGCAATGTAGTTCGCCAGAAGTCCCCGGGCGATATTCTCCCGGTACTGTTCCAGCTTGTCAGAGCGGTTTCCGGTGATAAGGGTGTTGAAGCGCATGAACTCGTCTGCGCTGGTAAACGCTACATCATAGCTGTCCTTGTGAATCGTATAGCTATTTTCATATACGGACTGCCCGTAGAAATTGACCTGCAAAATGTCAGGCTTATTGAGTGCGTACATATCCACGCTCTGACCGTTGCCGATAGCGTTCGGCGCTTTTGCGGCATCGTAGCCAGCTGGCCATGTGAAACGTGCATCGTCCTCAATAGGCTTGTCCGCAATGGACAGCTTGCGAACGGCGTTGCCCCACCGCTCCATAGACATTTCCATGCCGCCGAACTTCCGGGTATAGGGCCGAATGCTGAAAATGGTTTTACCCCACATCTGCGACAGTGCGTTGATAATAGGGTCATAGCCGATTTTCAGCGCCGTCTGTGCCACACTGACGAACTCGCCCGGCGTAGTGGCGGCAATCACGCTCTGCCCGGTTGCCTGCTTAACGATATTCTGCAAGATTGTTCCGGCCTGAAATACCGTCATATCATTCACGTTTGCCATTGTTATTTATCTCCTTTCGGTGCCGGGTTGATGATCTCGGCAAGAATTTCCTCGGGTGTCTGAACCTTGGGTTGATTCACGTTCATAATGTTGATATCCTGCATCAGCCCTGTCAACTTCTGCAACTCTGCAAGAACGGGATCAACCGGGGCAGGTGCAGGCTGAGGAACGGGGGCAGGCTGAGGAACGGGGGCAGGTGCAGGCTGAGGAACGGGGGAATTGTTAATCATGGACAGCCCTGCAATCTGCTGAGCGGTAAACCCTGCTTTTGCAAGAGTCAGAATTTCGTCAGGTTTAAACATTATTTTCTTCCTTTCTTTAAATAAATCAGAATAACATGCGCAACGTTGCGGCTTGAACATACCTGCCGCCGCTCGTGGTCAAGGTAGATTTGAGAACTGCCGCCGCAGTCAAGCATAACGGCATCTTGCCAACCGTAGCTCTCAAGTAGCTTTGCAAGCTGTTCCGGCGTTTTCCTTGCTCGTGATCCGTCCTTAGACGCATACAAGCAAAGCCGCTTCTGTCCGTTAAAGTACTTTGTGCCGATAGCCGTTCTTCCACGCTTGCCGCCTTGGGCAACGTTGTAGATCGGCTTCTTGATTGCTTTTCCGTCCATCACAATATGACTGCAAGCAATGAAATTTTCCCATGCATTATTTGGGACTAAATCAAAGTGGAAACTGCTTGCGTCATAGTTGTCCCAGAGATACCCACGATACAAGTCTTTACCATGGTACAGCGTCACGCCGTTACTTCGCAGAGGGCAAACCGAGTTTCCGTTCCTCATATTATATAAAGTGCCGTTGATTGCATAGTCTGCGCCGGTTGCGCTGATAATAGCTGATAGGGATTTCCGCTTTCTGGTTCGTGGGTTTGGTTTGTTCAGGTAGATTTCAATTCTTTCAATGTCATTAAATGGAATTGAAGCGGCAACCTCATTTTCTTTCTTCGCTGACATGGCCGACACGCTCCTTTAAGAGTGATACAACCTCTTTCAAATCTCGAAGTGCTTCGGTGTTCTCCTTGACAACTTCCGTCCAGCGCTCACTTTCAACGGCGTGGCTCTCCCTCTCCTTGTTCTGCATCCAAAACATAACGCCGACACAGACGATAGGGAAACCAAGATTGCTAACAAGCTGTGTTACGGTTGCAACATCCATTTGCATTTCCTTTCTGCCGGATAATAATTAGAGTAAGGGTTTCTTGCGGTAGTCAACCGCTTGCATCAGCTTCCGGCTGTGACTTTATGCAACCCTTACTCTGATATAAGAGTAGCTTATTTCAAATACTTTGTCAAGTAGTGTTCCGCTAAGTATTCTTCAAAAGTTACCTTATTTTTCATGTACGCATCCCACAACCATCCATACATACGCTTGAAGCGCTGTATATCTGCTTCACTGTCAGTGTAGCATGGTGGACTGCCGGACTTGTGCAAGGAAACGTAATAGGTACCGTCTGACTTGTGCCGATAGACGCAGATTTTAGAGATTGCGCAAATAGGGATGAATTCTTTGATTGGTCTGCTCCGAATGTTTCCGAAATCGTTAAATGAAAATTTGTTATCCAGTGCCATTTCGGAAAAGCGTGTGCCCTCCGTAGCCCTGTAAAGAACGGTGTTCCGCTTTTCATCCGAAATTGGCGAGTGTTGAAGCATATAGAGACATATACCTCGTTTGTTGTCTTGATAAACTTCTTTGCCCTTGGCTAACATAGCGTTTGCCGTCTTAACAAGGTTGAAACCTACAAAGACGGGGTTAGCTACATCGTTAGCGTTGGCGAGACAAAGCAACTGCACCGGCTTTTTTCCTTGTAGCTCCCTGTTTCTGTTGACGGTTTCATAGCAGTTCATCAGCGCTTCAAACTCGTTTTTAATTGGACGCTCGTGCCGTTCCGGTATAAATTCGTCAAAGATCATCAGATCAACGTCTGAAGCGTCAAACCCTCGAATGTTCGAAAACGTTGATAAAGCGGCTGAATATCCCAACGGCTTACCCTGCTGTATCTGCTTGCCGTCCTCGTCTACCTTATAAAAATAAAAGGCGCTGTTGTACTTCGTGACCGGTGAGGACGTTATTAAGAGGTTTTGATCCTCGCATATCCGCTTGAATGGGGAAAACTCCGGTTTTGTGATAATGTCAGCCTGTGCCTGTGTTCGCCGGATCAACAAGAAAGTTCGTGGGACTTGGATAGATTCTAACAGACTGCCGTAAGTTTTGCCGGTGGCTCGCCCTCCAACGGCAAAGTTAAAGGGCAAGCCACGCTCAAGCAATCCGTGAACATCTAAATAGCCGCTATCAAGATATATGCGGCTCATGGGTTACACCAAAGTGCAGGTGATAAATTCCCGGCCTGCCTTGCTCTGACCGCTGATAACCTCAATAGTGTATTCCTCGCCGTCCATCAGGTCAGCGATATTCTGAAAGTCACGCTTAAAGGTGCCGCTGTTGGTGGCGCACACGCCGCCGTCCTTGTCCATGATCGACAGTACCTCAATTTCCTTTCCGTCCTTGGTCACGTCACTGTAAATGCAGTAGGCGGTAACGTCAATCTGGACGCCGATAAAGTCTTTCATTTTCTTGATCGCCGGGTCAAGGGTCAGCTTGTAGCTCTCGCGCTTGGTCAGTTCCTTGCTGGTCTTAATGATAGTCATAGTTTGCTCTCCTTTAAATTTTATTTACCACGGTGTTACCGTTAGTTACTCGTATTCGTATCTGATTTCTGTAAGTAGCCGTTTATAATCGGCTGAAAGTCCTAATGTATAAGTGCTTGGCCGCAGGCAGACATTAGCCGTAATTTTACAGGTCTGTCCCTCTGCTTCATACTCTGTTGCGTTGTATGTGGGCAGATCGTTGTAAATCGCTTCAAGTCCTCCGGCCTCGACAAAGGTAAATCCCTCGTGAAAGGCTGTAATTCCTCCGTGCGCTTCAAGTTCTTCACCCCCTTTCTTTTTCGAAACTCCGGCAATGGTACAGATCAATTTGCTATCCGGTGTTTCACGGTATACATACTTCTTTGCGCCCATTGTCCGAAATTCGCACATATCATGTTCTTGCTCGTATACGCCCATGTAGTGTGTAATCCCTGCCGGATCGGTGGCGTATGCTCCGCTGTTGCGGCTGTCTTTAATGCGTTCCCGGTTGAATTTGTCCAGATTGATTTCCCCTAAATATTTCACGCTGTCGGTATCGCAATAGACAAATTGCGGTGCATTGGGATCATCTGGATCGCCATGGGCAAGCCTGATACCCTCTTCAAGTCTATATCTTGCCCATGCTGTTACCCACACGCCCCACTGGTATGCAAGGAACGCCTTTCGGTTATATGCTAATAGTAAACCGGCTTCATCCTCGTTCTGTTCTTTAAAGTCATTATCAATAAATAGAATCGACTGCTTTACAGGGTCTTGTGCACACATTCCATAAAGTGAATTTAACTTGTTCTTAGATTTCATGTACAAAAGTTCCTGTCCGTCAACGTTCTTTAGCTCTGTCTTGTAGTGGTAGTATTGGCAGATCGTTTTTATTAACGGCTTCGGCAAGTAGCCATACCGGGCAGTTGCTACATCATAAAATTTCATATCCGTCCATGCGTACTCACTTAACAGAATTTTCAGATCAATGTCTGTGATAGTGGTTTCCAGATAGTCAGCGGAAATAATTCTGCCGTTATCAAGCAAAGCATTTTCAACATGCCTGCATTTGGCTAACGATAGATAAGGACAACCCCAATCAACCCTTTGCAGGTGTGCGCCGGTAATTGCTACACGCATGATACACGCTTTTTGACGCTTGCCTAACATCTTGATAACTTCGTCAAATGGCACTTCGCCCAGCCGGTAAAATTCGCTTACCGGAATTTTGCAGTTACACATTACATCAGGGTAACTGCTTGATCGGTCTGCGCTGTGAACGTTGTGCAAGGTGTAATTTGCATAGTACCGGTTTGCGTGAGTGTTTCCGCCTCTGAATGCTTCCCTAAGCATCTTGTATGTCTCAAAGTCTGGTAGCTGTCCCTTAACGAAATTGTAAGACACTTCCGACATTGCTTTCTTGGCATCCCGGCGAACATAGCCAGTTGACGTTAGTGGAAATGTATATAGGTTATCTCCGTCATGCTCCATTTCAATCTGGATTGCTTCGGTTAAGCCTTGCACATCATGTATACAATATGCTAATTCCTGTTCGGTCAGTTCTGTCCATGGATAGCGCACTTTGTCATAGTCAAAAGTTCCGGTCAGCTTCTTGTGCTGTACTCCCATTTTCTTAGTATATGTGTCTAAGTTCATGTTACTATGCAGATAACTGCAACGGAACTCGAAACAGTTATACATATCACATTTCAAGACTTTGCGAGATCGGACGGCAAAAACTTCTTCCGGCTCAAATAGGTAAATACCTCTTAGAAACTGGAATTCATAGGAAAGATTGTGAACAAAAACAACCAGAAAAGTGTCATCAAGAATACTCTGCAACTTCTTTTGAAATTGTGTAAATTCATCCCATGTTCTCCCAACAACTGTGTAGGCGTTTCCAAATTGCCATTGCCAAACATACATGATAGAGTTTTCAATATCTGCAAGTCTGGTCGTCTCAATGTCGAACGCTGTTATGAGGTCTTTATATTTCCGGCGCTTCTTTGTGCGTTGGTTGCCTTTCTTCCGTTTTACTTCTGGTATTTGCTCAAGCCATGCAAAGGGAAATTCTAACGGCTTGATTACCATAGAAATTCATCTAACTCCTGCAATAGCTCACTGGAAGATCGTTCAACTACATTTAACTTGCGTTCAAATGGTGCATCACGCTCCGATTGCCACGCTTGAAACGCCCGGAAAATTTCGGCTGATTTATTAACTTTCTGCGTTGATCGTTCAAATGCTTCTGAGTTTTTGATTTTCTCATATACGTCCATTGCTACAAGACTGCCATAGCCACGCAGGTTAGACGCTTTCCAGTAGCGAAAGAACTCGCCCAGATCATTAAAATTTTGTTCGTTGACGTAATCATAGCCGTGTTCGTGGAAAGTCTTGATTGCTTCTTTGCGATAGCGCTTAATACCTGTGAGTGTGCCGGTCTTGGCTTGCATCATCTTAGCAAGGTCTGCCAACAGGATTTTCTGCTCGTATGGTTTCAGTTCAGACGCTGGTTTATACTTATCCTTGTTATAGTAGTATGTCTTGCTTTGCCTGCCGATTTCGCTTTCTTCAATGCGCTTCAAGCGCTTCACGGCGATTGCTCTTAGTCTCTGGTATTCGTGCTTGATTGTTTCAGGTGTCCACACGTCAGCGTGTCGGATTGCGTCCAGTGTGTACAGTTCCGGGGTTTCTTTTGGGTCAATCACTTCCCCGGTTTCCGGGTCTGCTGTTCGGTAAAACTTCATGCTTTGCTATCTCCTTTCGGAAAAGCTCACGGCAAAATGCCGAGGTAGACATATCACGTTCGGCGGCTATGACCTCAAGCGTGTCCTTAAGGTCAGCCGGAACGCTTAGTGTCAAATGGGTAGTTGCCCGGTGCTTAAAACGACTTCGCATTGTTCTCTTGTCAACTCCTTTCGTATGAGATTTATGCGGAGATTAGGCTTTTTGCGCTTGGCAAATGCGATACATTGTAGCGCAACGTGCAGATCGGAAAAAAGATATGTGGTCTTGGGCATATATTTGTAATAGACTGTCACCAACCACATATTACCGCTCATAGAGTGATCCCCCTTTATATTCCTCACCTGTTAGCATTTCATACATTTTCTTTGCAGTACAGTATCTTGCCAAACTACGCCGATACACCTCGCTATCCCATCCGTCACGGTTAAGCCAATACATCACTTTTTCCCCAAGATCATTTATATACTGCTTAGCAGATTCTTTTCTCAACTGGTTAACCATAATGCACGCTCCTTTCTAACAGGCATGATCCCTGCTCATTGTATTCCCAGATTTCCACATCGTAGCCGCAGTTATGAAAACGGATAGAACGCTCAAGAATCCAACTGTAATCATTTGACCAGCAACTAAGCTGCTCGCCGTTCTTGTAGTAGATCAAGCGATAACGCATTATGTTTCCTCCTTTCTAAAATACCGCAATGCTAACTGTGTCATGCGATGATCGTCTTTCATGAGTAGCATTAGCATATTCCATACTTCCATTCGCCTTTGAGAATTGCAACCTCTTGGTCACACTCTCCGTATTTCTCACGCTTGCTTACATAGAGATCAAATGAACTCTGTTCCCAATTTTCAATGTGCTTCACAAGGGTTTTATAACGGATTTCATCGCTCATGCTTCATTCCTCCTTTAACGTTCGGCTATTGTGTTCTGTTCCTTATTGGATTGTCTATATCTTAGCATATAAAATATGCAAAAGCACTACCTTTTAGTATTATATTTCCTAATATCCACCATAAGAAAATAATATACCGTCACTTTAGCACGTTAAAGCGCACATGTCCACCTCTGACAGACAGTTGTATCCACTGTGCGCACACAAATGTGTACGTGGGGAA